GGGCGTTGTGCAGTTGTACCTGATGGTATACGAAAAGCACCATTTGTGTCTACAGCTACTACGCCAGCAGTTGCATCAAAAGAAAACTCACTGCTGGTTATAAGCTCTCCAAGATTTCCAGTTAGTGCAATTCTTCCACCTGTTAGATCACTTACTGCAAGACTGGAAAGTGTGCTTTGACCAGTAACAGTCAATGACCCATCTACAGTAGTGCTACCAGATGTGTTGTTTGTGATTGTATCACCTTCCACTGTAAGATTGCCTGCCACTGTCATATTTTGTACAGTAGTAGAGTTGGTAACATTCAATGTACCAGTGATAGAGGCATTTGTAAGAACCTGTAAATTGTCTTCGACTATCAATCCGCCAATATGGAAAGGTGCATAATCAACAATGGTAACGTTGCCATTTGTATTACCATCTTCTGTGGGAGTTGATGCAAGTACAAATTCATCTGCACTTTCATCCCAAAAAGCGGCCACGTTATCTGTGTTTGTTGATACGCCATCACCTCTTGTAACAACAAAACCCTGGTCATTGCTTTGTGTGGTAACTCCTTCACCTAGCTTGATAAGTGCTTGATTGATTGTTGTGTTTACAAGATTTGTAGAAGTACCTGTGACTTGAAAGTTACCTGTCATGGTAACTGTTCCGCCAACGCTCATGTCTCCGCCAACATTGACATTGCCTTGTACACCTACACCACCAGCAACTTTTAAAGCTCCACTGGTTGGATTGGTACTTGCTGTATTGTTTACAATATCAATGACAGGATCAAAATTGAGTTCATTGTCATGAGTTAATATCAGATTTTGCTGGTGATCAATTTTTATTGCCATTACCTACACTCTCTCATTGTGCAAGTATTTATACGTTATTGGTTTGGCGTATAAGATTGATGTTAGCACTCGTTGCCGAAGCCATTGTAATTTTGAGTTCACAGTTGGCTCCATTTATCGCGGCAGTAAATGTAGCAAGTGTGCTACCACTTACAAGAGTGCCGTATTGTGTGATATATGTATTTGTGCCGTTGTGTCCAACCATAATTTTACTGCTTTGAAAATCACTGCCTTGTGTGATTGCAATAAAATATTCACTGGCTCTAAAAGAAGCTATTGCAAATGTATCTAAAACTGTTTCTGTAGTAGTGCCTAGTGTGGCTTTATTGCTTGTAATATGGCTGTCATTTGCACCACTGCCTGATATCTTATATGTTGGAGTTGTTACACTAGTGGTTACTGTAACATCAGCTGGTAAGCCAACGGTGACTGTGTCAACTGCACCTACTCCAACTTCTATCTCATTTGTAGTACCATTAAAAGTTAAAGTATCAGTGTTTAAATTTACAGCTTGTGTATTAGAACTACCATCTACAATGTTTAAAACAGTTGATGATGCAGTATCAACATATGATTTTGTAGCGGCATCTTGAGCGGCAGTAGGATCAGCTAAGTTTTCAATTTTGCCTGTGCCTAGGTCTGCACTTTTAAGCCATGCTTTGCTCCAAGCATTTCCTGATACACCTAGTGAATATGTGTTATCTTGATCTGGTCTAATATTACTGCCTATATCTGCGGCTAAATTAAGAGTGTCTGTATCAGCATCTCCTAAGTTAAGTGTGCCTCCATCTGCTGTAATATTTCCTTTTATATAAAGTGCTTTTTCAACTAAAACACCACCTCTTAACTGTAACGCACCAGTTGATACGGTTGCATCAGTTAGATCCTCTACTATTGAATTTGTTGCTCCACTGCCAGAAGCAGTTCTTCTAATACTTGGCATTGCATTCTCCTACTTGAGTATTTAGCCAAAAAGGAAGGCGCCCTAAGGCACCTTCGCAAATGTAATAAAAAGGAGTTTTATTAGTGAGTAGGGAGGACTTGGGTTTCACCTCCAACCAGGTCGACCGAGATACCATTCTCCAAATCCCCTGGAACTTACTTCCGCCCGGTAGGGCGATGTGATTCTCAGTCGCTAAACCTTGAACCTGGCTACCACGCCTAAGCAATCAAGTTATGCCTCTTGGTAAGACACGTTTCCTTGCACTACTCTAGTAAGACCGTCGTCTTGCTATGTTTATTAATATAGTACTTCTTATACCAGAAGTCAACCTTTTTTTTTACATTTTTTTCAAAAAAAAAATGGGCCACCTAAGTGACCCATCTTTTCTATTCTGGTATAACCAAAACTTATGTAAAGCTAAGGTTACCGCTGTTGATTGAGATACCTTCAACATAGTCTGCCGCATTACCGAGCGATGAAGCTTGGTTGGACAATTCAGTGTAACCATATCGTGTCATAAATGAAACTACTGGTTCGAATGTTGATGGATCCATTACAACACCACTGCTCATCAATGGAATGTATGGGCAGTAGTACGCTGGTGCGTCCATTTCGCCTGAGCCTTTGTATCCTACCAATGCAACAGTTGAATCTGATGCATACTGGTCTGAGTACACTCTCATTGTACCATTCAATGTACCTACAAATTTTGTGTTTGTTGGTGCTTCAAATGGACCTTCAGTTGTTCTTGCAAACGCTGAAGTTGTAGCTGACTGAAGAACAGTTAGCATTGCTGGTGATACTACCAAGTAGTTACCTGCGCCTCTTCTTGTTCTTGCGGCGATAAGATTTGCGGCTCTGTTTACTAGAACAGCAAATGCGGCATGTTCGTCACCAACAAATGTTGCAGTACCTGATACACCGGCCTGGTTGTATGTTAATGATGGTGTGCCTGCCAAGCTTCTAAGTGAAGCAAGGATTTCTTGGTCGATTTCAGCAGTAATTTCTTGTGCTAGTGCCGCCATTACTTCTGCTTCGACATCAATGCCATGCATTGAGTTAGCGTCTTGAGCCGCTTCAAAAGTCCATCTTGCTGATAGCTTTCTGGTTTTTGCTTCGACTGTTTGCTTTAGGATCTGGATGCTTAACTTTTTACCAGCAGTAGCTTCAAGAGTTGAAGTTGCGTCTGCTTTATTAGTTGAAGCATTACCTGAGTAACCTGTTGCAATTTGAAATGGGCTTAGAGCCTCATCACCTGCGACTGCTGAGTCAAATGTTTCAGCATATCGTACTCTTAGTGTGTGGATTTGTCCCACAGGGCCTGTCATAGGCTGAACACCAACAAGTTCGTTAGCAATAACTGTTGGCATAACACGGCGAATGACTGGAAGAATAACTTTATTCAAAGTTGCAATATTACCGGCCATTGTTGTGCCAGCGGCGGCAGTTTCTGTCAAATAAGTTTTTGCATTTTCTAGAACTTGCTCCATAACAACTTTTTTGTTACCTTCAAGACCATCAACCAGTGCTGTTTTGGTTTCATTCCAATTTTCTGTAAGGTTCATTGGATCTACTCCTAATTAATTGCGGATACCCGCTAGTTTGCGAAGGTTGATAATTTCAGCCTGTGTTCCGCCACTGTTGGTGGTGTCACTTGAGGCTTTGTTACCTGTAAACTCAGTCTTCTGAGTTTCATTGACAATATTTTTAGTTGGCTTTGCATCTTCCTTAATAACGCTAGGTAGATACTTCTTGAACTGACGTTGCAATCTATCAGTTTGTACTCCTTCGAGTAGATCTGACATGATTTCACGCTTGTCTTTAGCCAACGGAGCCATAAGCTCGTCGAGGATTTCTTTGCGTTCTGTTGATTCTTCCATTACTTTCACAGCCTTCTTGCCTTCTGCAATCATAACGTCTTTTTCATTCAGTTTATCTTCTGCTTCTTTCAACAGATTCTGCATTTCCTCAATTTGTTTAGAAAGTTTTTTAACTTCAGTGCCTTCAGCTAGATAGCTTGACATAAACTCACCTGCAAATGTTTCGAATATTTTACGTCCAAATTCATTTTCACGTGCTGATTTAATATCTTCCTTCAGTGTTGCCAATTCCTTGACAAAGCCTTGTGATACAATATCATGCACTTTTTCAGATGCTTGTTTAACAAACTTGCTTCTGGCTTCTTCAATTACTTTCTTTCCTTCTTTTATCATTTTGACTTTTTGCTCAACTAGTGAACGCTTGTCATCATGAAATTCATTTAACTCCTTAGTGAGTTGCTCGATCGCAAAGCCTTCAAGTTTTTTCATTTTATCTTCGCCAGCTTGTCGATCAGCTCTCAATTCGGCAATTTCCTTCTTGAGAGTTTCCATAATGAATTTGTTAAGAACATCGGCATGCTCAGCAATCGCTTTTTTGTACTTTACACGTTCTTCTGCTACTTTTTTCTTGTCTTCATTGAACTCAGTGAGCTCTTTGACTACAACGTCACGTAGCATTTTATCCGCGGCTTCAATGATCTGTGACTTGTCATGATCATATCGCTGTGCAAATTCTTCTCTTAGTTCACTCGTAATTTCTTTACGAGCTTCTTCGAGTTTTTTATCAAATGCTTCACTAATGCTTGTTCTAACTTCTTCGGAAAGCACCTCGGAGCCTAGAAGTTCTTCAATCGCTGTAAGAGCCATTTTTATCTCCTATATCCAAGGTCGTTAATGAACCGTAGGATCTCTTCCTTGAGATACTTTTGGGCTTTCTTGTCGTGTTCAGTAGCTCTAGCAACATCCATAAGCACATTTCCCTTACGACCATGGTTCATTAGCTGTTCGTAAATGGGATCTGGATACGCCTCTGGAGCACTTGGATTGGCAACGATATCAACTGTGACTATTTCAAAGTCGCTAACTTTACCGCTCTCTGTAACGTTACCGCTACCTCGACTAGATACGCCTAGTTTAACACCACTCTCTATCAGGGTAGTACAAATGTTACCCATCGGAGTTGGTAATAATTTTAGCTTACCAATACCATCTGATCCATTCATTTGAATATTTTCAATCACATGACTGACTCTATCCAAGTTAATATTTAGATCATCTGGATGATCGGCTTCACCTAAAACACTGTACCCACCTTCTATTTTTTCCTGCAAAGTTTTTACAGCTTTGCTTATTTCATTAAGTGGATAAACTCGTCCATTGTGATTCTGCTTTTCACCTTGTATGAAAATGCCCTTCATGTACAGGTCTTTGCCCTCGTTGTCTCTTTCAGCAACGAGAGCCGCCTGTGATGGTGACATCTTTTCAATTAAAGTTTGCATCATCTATTACTTCTTTGCTCGGGCCTCAGCCATCTTTGGCTTTGGAGCCGGGCTCATTTTTGCGTCTTGTGTAGTACCACCAATGTCTTTTGCAGTTGGTGCCGGACGACCTTTTTCTTCTGCGCCTGACATTTTAACGGCTGAACCGCCCATGTCATTTTTTCCAGCTACAGGTGATGCCTTATTATCGGCATGATCGGCGTTATCCGCACTTTTCTGTTCAGTGTACTCACGAAGCTCTTCGTCTAGATCTTCTGTTTTCGCTTCTTCTTTAGCATCTTCGTCCTTAGCTTCTTCAACAGCTTCGTCAGTTGCTTCTTCAACAGCTTCTTCAGTAGTTTCTTCGACTGCTTCTTCAGTAGTTTCTGCTTTTTCTTCTACAGACTCTTCAGGCATGTCTGGCATTTCCATGTCCATATCCATTTCACCTTTGTCTTCATCACCAGCATCATCGCCCATGATTTCAGCAAAAGTTGCCTTTAATTCTGATAAAGCATCTTCGACATTCATAATAGCGTCTTCGGCCTTTTCAGCGTCGCCTGATGCCATTTCAGCATCGCCTTCGCCTTTTTCAGCTTCAGGGTCGTCATCTTCTTCGCCAAAGTATTCTTCAGCTTCGATTTCTTCGCTATCGGTCTCGATATCGTCAAGGAAGTCGGCTTCGTCATCTTCACTGCCGAAATCTTCATCTAGTTCTTCCTCATTCGCTTCGTCTACGATTTTTTCTTCTTCAATCTCATCCGACTCGACAAGGTCTGACCATACTTGACGGGCGAGTCCAACGTAATATTCATGCAGAAGGTCTTCTGCTTGCTCTTTGTCCTCGTTAATAAGGTGTTCTAGAGCTTGTTCTAGTTTTTCTCGACTCATAATAAATCTCCCGTTAGTAGAGTTAATACGTTTTTATTTAAGACGTCTTGGTAATACGTCTTGGTAAACACCTGTCAAAACCGTCTTTTTGACAGAATATGCCTATACATTGCCATAAATGCCTGGATTGTTTAAGTTTGTTCGCCTTGGAACCTTGAGCCGTATATTTGTTTATAAAGACCAATGCGTTCAAGTTCTTCTTTTTTCTTGCTTGCATTGTAGCTTTTTAGTTTGTTTAAATGCCTGAGTGTAAGCCTTGGGCGTCTGGCTTTATCTAAATCTATTTTTGAATATTTGTCTTTAGATGAATCTTTGAACTCTACCAAACGCATAATAAATTCCTAGTTGTAGTATATATGCCTAGATGTCTTGCTTCTAGGTAGAACCGGCGTCAGAATCGGGATTCTCGCCTGGAATTGGCGAATCATCGCCGGTTGCTTCGGTATCTAAGTCAGTACCTGGGTCAATATCTACTGCATCACCTGTGTTAAGTTCTTCTGGTCGCATACCAACTGCACTCAATCCACTGCTTGTATTTGCACTAGAATTAAGTTCTTCCATGGTGCCCATTTCTTCTTTCCACATTTTTTCATTGTCAATGATTTCAGATTCACTAAGTCCTAGATATTTGCTGAGAATAAATCTTCTACTTAGATATGGAACACCTTCGAGATTATTAAACAGTGCTGATCTTTGATTATCAAGTTCAATGCTTCTGTAATCACTGAAGCTCTGTGGTTCTAAGAAACGCACTTCAAATGTTTGTGCTGGTACTTCAATACCTTTGTATTTGCAGTACATTTTAAATTCTTTGTCAAACACATCCTGCATGATGTTTTGCAGTCTTAGACAATACTTGTTGAATCTGTACTCTTGTATAAATGCTGTGCCAACTCTGCCATCATTGTAAGAAGCAGTGCCATCTTCTGGACCAGTTGGTAGATAACTGCTTGGTACACGCAATGCTCTCAGCATTTTATTTGTAAAATATTTTAGGTCATCTATTTGTCCTAGGTTTTCACCACCAGGTAACACTTCAACTTTACTGCCTCTACCTTCAGCCGTTTGTGCAAAAAAGTAGTCTTCCATGATGCTTAATGGATTGTAACTGCTATCCATAATGTTTGCACCGCCACCAGTTTTGCTTGGAATACGTCTTTGGTGTATTTCGTTTTTGACTCGTTCAACAAAACTTACAGCTTTGTGTGTTGGCATGTCACCAACGTCTACATAAAACACTCTACGTTCAGGAGCACGTTGTACTCTGTATATAATAATACTGTCTTCCAACAGTTCTTTCTGCTTGTAGGTTTTGAATATAGGATCAAGTATACTGTTACCAAAAGGAAAGTTTGTGTCCATTCCTTCGCTGAGTGCAACGTGTACAATGTTTTCAGCCTCAACTGCAAATTCCTGTATGTTGCCTGGATTGTTGTATACACCACCAGGCCCAGTCATGCCAGGTTGATTACCACCTTTGGCCATGTTGTCTATGGTGTTGTAGCTATCTTTGTGTTGTTTGATTTCTGTAGCAACTAGAGTCTGTAGGTTTAGATCTATATTTTTAAGTATGTACTGCTCAGGATGTTTGCCCTTGCTGTCGTTTAGTATAACCTTGCTTACGTCAACTGGATTTACCCACATCAGTTTATAGGTTTCAGGATCACGGATAAAAATTTGATCTCCGTACTTGATTGTGTTGCGAAAGATTCTAAACAAGCGTCTATCAAATTCGTTGATGTTGCACCATTGACGCAGTGCAGTAGTTAGTACATCTACTTCACTTTCTGTGCTATCATCTTTGAAATTGATTTCAAACGGCATATTGTCGTCATCAGTAACCTGTGTACTGAATTCGCTGATTGTATCAAGTGCGGCATTAATTTCGCTATCCATATCCATAGCGTCATACTGCATGTAGCGTTCTACCCTATTAGGATGTCCGCTGTACAATTCCGGCAAATAACTTTGCCAGCGGTTAGCACTAGGAGATGCTTTTTCTCCTGCTCTTCCGCCTTGGTATACTGTAAAATGTTTTTTCCAACTCATATTTTGCCTATTAGTTCTATTGTATGTTATTTATGGTAACCTGTCAACCTAATTGAGGTTCTCTGACTTTTTACTGTACCGATCACTTTCCACTGTTTGAAATTGTTTTAAATGTGTTTCTTGTGACAAGTTCAAGGTATCTAATATTTCTTGAAGTAGATTAGGCACACTATTACCTTTGCTCATATCAGCACCAAGTATTGCATCAATCAAGCCTTTGTTTTGTCCAAGATTTCTTTCAAATATTTCAACGTCTGTGCCAACTTGACTACTAAACATATCCATCAACATGCCTGCAAGATTATTTTTGTCGCTGATTGCTTGTTGTCCAGATGTGCCAAGTCCTGCTATTGCATCTTGCATTTTTCTAGAAGCCGCCTGAGCTCTTAGTCTACGTTTGAGTATTTCAGGATCAGCACCTTCATAGTATGCTCCTTGTGCCTGTGCATCAATTAGATTCAAATTATAATCTAATGCTCCCATACCGCCTCTATCCAACGCAAGTAGAGCCCGTTGAAGTTGTTCATCAATTGCATCTCTGTTTATTGGATTACCAGAAGAAGCCTGATTTGCAGTAATCATATTTTTTAGAATAACAAGTTCATTCTTAAATGGTTTGATTGCTTCGTCTCTACCCATTTTATTTGCTTCTTCCATAATAGCATTGAGTTGATCCAATGCTTTTAATTGTTCTTCTGCTGTTAATGTTCCGTCTCGTATGCCTTTTGATAAATCATCAAATCTTTCACGCATGCTTTCAAAATGTTCGTCTTTCTTTTTTTCGCTACTCTTTGAAAAGAAATATGCTCCAGCCGCCACTGTGGCCAATGCACCAGTGATAACCAATGCTGGTAAACCAATGGTTGCAAGCAATCCGCCAGTCATAGTAAGAGCACCAGCTCCTATTCGTGTAGCAAGTCCGCCAGCGGCCCCGGCCACTAAGCCTCCTAGAGTACTTCCGCCTGCACCTCCGCCACCTTGTCCACCTGGTAGCTCTAATTGTCCAGCTAGGAAGGCTGTAACCAATGCTTGTGCAGTGGCGCCAAATCCTGTGGTAAGATCTGCGTTGTTGGCATCTATGCCCAAAGCACTTCCTACTCCAGAAATCAAGTTACGTGTAAATTCTGCTGTAGCTTCAGCGTCACCTGGTCTAAATCCTAGTCCAAGTATGTTTGTGTTTGCTAGTCTTGTTAAAAATTCTGCTTGGAAGGCTCTTAGGTCTGCACCAACCAAACCAAGTGCTTGTGCTTGACCTAGTCCAGAATCTAAAGTGCCTTCGGTCCTAGTGGATAGATTGTCTAAACGCTGAGCCAATCCTGCCGCCAAGTCTAGTAGCTGTCCAGCTGATTCCATTCCACCTAGGCCAGCTAACTGTGCCAGTTGTGTTTGATTTGCAGATATTTGTGGACCTAGTGCTTGTGCTATGCTCAACATACCTTCTCTGTCGTTGGATAGTATGGCCTGCATAAAATCTCCAAGTTGTCCACCTAGCAGTTGATTGGCTTCCATCAACCCTGGGCTATCTGCGGCAAGTGCCTGCTCAACTGATATACCCTGTGCGGCGGCTCTGTTTGCAATATTAACCAAAGTTGATCCCAGCTCACTACCCAAGGCTCCTTGTGCAAATGTTTGTGTTCTAGTAAACTCTGCTCTTTCTTCATCATTCATCTGTGCTAGACGCAACCTGCCAATGGTGTCTTTTTGTATTGCCATTGACGATTGAATCATTTCACGTCTGTTTTGCCCTGTCATTCTAGCCAATGCAGTGCTTTCAAATAACAACGTGTTCAATCCGCCATTAGTTGAATTCAAGTTATTGGTCATTTGTCTTTGACTCTTACCCATAGCAGACATTATGTCAATTTCTTCAATCATTAATGCATTAAGTTCTTCAACAGTCAAACCAAAATTTCCAAACTGTCTAGTTTGTTGCCTGAATCCAAAACTCAAACGTGAAACATTTCTAAGTCCATCATCTACATTGTCGCCAAGCTGTGCTATAGCTGTTCCACTTTGTTGTGCCATTGATGATAGATCTCTTAAAAATAGTCCTGCACTACCAGCCGCGGTTCTAAGTTCCAACATGTTGTCATACAAACCACCACCAACTTCACTTGCCAGTAATTGAGCTTGAGCTCTAAATTCATCTGCTATACCAAGTGCAAAACTGGCTGTGGCTGTGGCCGCTACTGAAGTAGCACTTACAATTTTTCCTAGCACTGGAATGTTTTTGGTCATAGCACCTAGCACACCGCTGGCACCATCTAAGAATGGTTGTACAACACCCTGCATGGTGTTGTTGTTTTTCATCATAGCTTTATAAACATCAGAACCAGACTTTTTAACTGCATCTGCTGTTGATTTTGCTGTTGCTTTTAGTGTTGCATCAAGTTTATTGTTTGCGTCTTTATTTTCAGATCTAAGTCCTTGAAACTGTGCTACCTGCAACTTAACCTGTTCATGCATTTTCTTCAATTCACTACCGGTCATTGAATTACCACGCATTATACTGGTTAGTATCTGTTTTGAAGCACCAGTGTGTACTGCAATCTGTTCAAGAGTTAGTTCTGTGGCAAAATTGGGTAATTCTGCTCTAAAACTACCATCTGCGTTGGTGTAAACGTTAGCGTCAGCCATTAAATACCTACATAAATAACATTGTATCCTTTAGGGATACACAATGTATTTATAGAGGAAAATATGTCAGATAATCCATTATTACAACACATGCGTCAAGAGACAGTGTTTGTAAAACTGCCAAGCAAAGGTAATTTTTACAAAAACAAACCAAATCTAACAGACGATGGCGAAGTTGGTGTCATGAGTATGACCAGTGCTGATGAAATAGCAATGAAGATTCCAGATGCACTGTTCAACGGCGAATCAACCTATAGGGTGTTGAAAAGTTGTTGTCCTAGAATTGAAGATCCAAGAGAAATGCCTTTCAATGATGTTGATGCAGTATTGATGGCAATTAGACGTGCAACCTACGGCAATGAACTTACAGTTCCATTCAAGTGTGAAAAGTGTGACAAAACTTATGATTACGTGCAGGAAATTGATCCTATACTGGCAAGTGTACCTATGCTTGAAGATCAATACATTGTAGAAATTGCTGATCTTAAAATTTTTATTAGACCAATTGATCTGCAGAGTTCAACAGAACTACAAATACAAGCAGTAGAACAAACCAAAATACAAGACAATCTACAAGCCTATGATGGAAGTCCTGAAAACATAAAAGCGTTTCAAGACAGTATGTTTAAGGTAGCACAAAGCAATGTTAATATTATCAGCAGATGCATTTACATTATTGAAACACCCGATGGTCAACGGGTAGATGATCCTAAGTTTATTGATGAATGGATCAACAACATCAACGTTGATATTTTCAACACCATAATGGCTAGACTGTTGACAATACAAACAATAACATTGAATCTGCAGATGAAATCTGAATGTGCAAACTGCAAAAATCCATTTGAGATTCCTATTATTATAGACCAAGCACGTTTTTTCGGATAAGTGTCGCACGTAACGATTGGCGTCAAGTCAGGGCGGCACAGGAAAAAATTGACGAACAACGCAGTGAAATAGAAAGTAAACTATGGGACGCTGTAATATACAGTGATGGTATGGTTTCTTATGCAGAACTGCTACAGTTAAACAATCATCAAATTCAAATGTTTGTGAAAAGATTTACTGAATACACTGAACAGAAAAATCAAGCAGTGAAAAAAACCAGACAGCGTTAGTTGTTTAGATTGCGTCTATGAACAAATGCTTGTTCTTTTGCGTTCCAAGTGTTGTAATAGCCCTGCGACTTCAGTGTTTTGCTTGCATCAACAAGTGTACTGTATCGCTGAAGCAGTAATAAACCTGCCAGTTTAAAATTCATTTCAACTCCGTTTATAAGTTCATGCTTGTCTGGATGATCCATCAGCAACCACATGTCGTGCGGTCTCCATACATTGTTGAACTGAAGTTTTACATTGTTCATTGTTTCTAAATCGCGATCACCAAACCACCAAAGTGCTACGTCTAAACTGTCGTCCCAGTCTGCGGCCACGTGACTGAGTTCATCCCATTCTGTAAATTTTTTTATCTGAACACGTTCATCTAACAGTGCCTTTTTTGCAAAAGGACAAGGAGGAAAATTGTTCAGTAGTGGATTTGGTTTGCTTAAAAAATTAGTGATCCAAGAACGGATCTGTTCATCCATTGAAGTAATCACTAAGTTTTTGTGCATGTGCTTTGCATCTTTCATAATCATGTCCAGCCACAAAAGCCAGTCTTTGTCCACCGGGTGGATTACTTTGTTCTATATTATCTATATCATAATACACAAAATTGACTCCTTCTGCAACCGAAAATTTTACCCTATCAGCTAGTTTCATTTTATATTTTTTATTAAGTTTACCCCAAACAGGCACAGTGCAACCTTCTTTTAAATCTCTTATAGGATGCCATGTTCCTTGTTCGTAAAAGTATTTAACTTGTTTGATGTACTGTGGTCCCCACGCACACATCATTTCTGTGTTACAACGAGGATGTACTTCTATACACTTGTTTCCTATGAACTCAAAATTCAACATGCCTTTGTACTCTTGCATGTGATTATCTATAAATTCTAGAATGAATCTTCTCCGATCAAATGTTGCTACCTCGTTTGGTGATTCATGTATTGGAATGCTCTGCCAGTGCGAAAATCTACCATCGCCCATTGAATATCCAACTGTGCATCTCCAATCAAGTATTTTTGATTGATCTACTGCTACATCAAAAGTACTGTGTTCACCTGTGAGTACTTCCATACAAATATGTGCAGGATAGTAGTTTTTTAGATAATCTTCTCTGTCAACGCAGTGTGAAGTGTTTATGCCCATTCCCCATAAGTTCTGCAAAGGCTTAGAAAAGCAAGGTAAAAAGTCAGGAGTAAGTTTTCCATGCGGAAACCATTTCAAGTTCTGAATATTCAGAATACGCCTTTTATCAAACAACCATTCAAGTCCAGGATTCAAGTCTAAAGCATCAGGATCGTGCAAAGGAATGTCGACAGAAGGAGTTAGCTCCAAGTTCTCGCAATGATGCGAAAACTGTTCATCGCCTAACCACATTTATTAAATCTCCTAAACGATGAACAAGTTCATCGGATTCTTCGTCTAAAGACTCGAATCATTTGTTATACTTAGTCTATTTGGCTTTGGTTCAGTCGCACTTAGCCTGTTTACGGCAAAGCACAACTGGTCCATTTGTCTCGGAACCGACGCATCATCATTGTATAACCTTACGGGAGAGGCGGTTGAGCGATACCCCTTTACATACAGCTTTTCAACGCAAGACCACCCTAAGCCATGATGACGACATTCGGGCTACTTCCAGGTTACAATGGCACAGTAGAGCCTGGTCATTTGGTTTGCTTCCCTCAAGCAAGATCCGACGGTACAGCTAGTATACAATCTCAATGCTTTTTATAGAGAGGGTATGTTTTTGTGTTTTTGGAGATTTTCTTTTAGGACCTTGGAACTGCCAACTCTTACGTTTATAATGCCGTTGTAGTAATCGTCTGTTAGAAGCACTTGTCTAGCAAACTGCTCTTGTGCTTCTAAATAACTTAGTTCGCCTTTGCTTTTACAATAGTAAAGTATTTCTCTTGTGAAATTTTCTGGGCCTAATTTGTCTACATCTGCAAGCAAGTGATCTGAGCTACCCCAATAATCACGCCAATCGCTTTCAACTGTAGATCTGCGTTTACGTTTTTTGCCTTTTAAAGGTGGTCGTGTTTTGCGAAACTGTGCTAGTTTCTTGCCTATATATTTTTTGCCATCAATATTATTTGTTATCAGGTATACAAAGCCAATGTATTCTTCTGAGATTTCATCAACTTTGTTGCCTTTATAAAGCCATGTCATAAAGTGTTTATTGTCTCATATATGTATCAAGACTTCTTAGTCTTAAAGTCCGTATTTTTTATGCAAACTTTTAGGTAATTTTCTTTTGCTAGGACCATCATTTAGTTCATCTAACAGTCTGTCCTGTTCACTAGAGGTCAGTGAAAAATAATCATCAGATGTGTCTACGGTTACTGTTGGTGTGTTAGATGTCAATTTGTAGCTGTCCATATCAACAACACCCATTTCATCTAAATGCATTGATAGATCAACACTTATTGAATCTGTCATATAATCATCATTGCCCACGATCAGTGTCCTTTCTGAGTGCGGTGCACCAAAATCTCTTTCGTACACAGTCTTACCACCATCAGGTGATTCATAAATTTTTTCTTTAGACATCAAATGCCTCCACGTCAACATCAAATGTAGTAAAGCCATTTTCTTTAGTAACTTGAAGTACATTGTTTACTCTGCCCACTAGTTCTTCTTTGTGCGATATCAACAGTATGTTTTTATTGCGTTCACGTTCAGTTTTCTTCAGCACACCTAGTGCATTGTCAACACCAGCACTGTCCATACCACTGTCTATAAGTTCATCAATGGCCATAAAGTTAATTGGATGATTCATGCTTTCAAACACATCACGGAAAGCCCAACTCAAACTCAATATCAATCTGTTGCGTTCACCTCTACTTAGATTGTCAAAGTCTAAGTCTTGTCCTAGTTGCTGTATGCTTACTTCCAAATCTGGCTGGAACATAACATCATGTGGCAATCCAAGTTGGTTAATATAGTATCCTAGTCTGTTGTTTAAGAATATCAAGTTCTGTTCAATAATACGTTTTCTAACAAAACTATCTTTGTTTGTCAACAGTTTGTACAAAAAGTCTTGATGTTCACGCACCTTTACCAATTCATTCATTGTGTCCCAATTAACTTCTTGCAATCCTTCATTACGCATTTGATCTATTTGTTCACTGTATGGATCAACTGAATCCTGTAGTTTTGTTACTTCTGCACGTAAAGTTGTTAGCGTGTTCTGATGTTGTAGTGCTTCTGCTAACGTGTTATAGTGTGTTACTGGCATTTGTCCTAACGTGCCAATGTTTGCAATGACATCATTGTGTTCTTTTTGTTGAGCTTGATTATCCAACAAGTTGCTTCTTGCTTCGCCTAACTGTTCTTCTTTGTTACGTAGTATTTGTTCTTGGCTGTCATCATGCAGATCCTGTCCACAAGCATGACATTTGTGATCTTTCAACAGTTCTATTTCTTTTTCAAGTTTGTTTACTGTCTTGTCATATTTTTTAAAGTCACGAACAATGTTGTCCAACCAACGCTGTGTTTCTGTGAGTTTGTTGTTGTTTGTGTTCCAGTCTTCGAGTTCTGAGTGTTTTGCAACTTCTTGATCAATGTCTAGCAATTCCATAACTGATATTTCTTTTTCAATATCAACTATATCATCATCACGTTTTTTAATCCACATGCGTTGTCGACGTTCCATGTCAGCAATGCTTTTTTCAAATCTTTCATTGGCTTCTTTGACAGCTGATATTTTTATTTCTTCTTCTTTGATGCTGTCACGCACAGTTTTCTGTTGTTCTTTGAGTCGTTCTGCTTTTTCTGTGAGCATTGTGATACCCAACAACTGCTCAATGATGTCTCTTTGATCATTATTTTTCATGCTCAAGAAAGGTTCTGTGTATGTGTTTAGTGCCACAATGTGTTTGAACATATCATGACTCATACCTAGTAGTCTGTCAATAACTTTCTGTGTTTCTCTACCTTCGCCTTGCTGTTCATCTGTGGCTTCATCGCCTGACTGTTGATTTTGTACATAAAATCTAAAGAAACGTGGACTACGTCCTCGCTCTACTCTATACTCAACACCATCCTTTTCAAACTCCACAGTAACCACCATGTGCTTACCATTAGTCTTGTTTATAAGGTTGTCTTTCTTGATGTTGTATAGAGCTAGTCCATACAAACTGTAGCTGAGTGCATTGATAATAGTAGTTTTGCCTGTACCATTACGACTGCCATCTCCACCCAAGTCCAAGTTGTTGCCCAACACTAGTGTGAGGCCACTGCGATCTATGTGAACAGCCTGAGTGACATTGCCAACACTCATGAAGTTCTTCATTGTGATAGTTTTTAATTTAAGCATTTAATCCTTGATAGATATCCGTTAGTAGTTTCTTGTC